GCCGAGCAAAGAAATAGTCGGGCCAACGCCGTTTGTGTTAAGCTCTTTGCTCAACAAAATACGGATAGTCACATAGCTACTGCCAGATGTATCGAGATTCGCCGTTACTGTAGCCGAACTTGTCATAACCTGATTATCAATGACAACTTCGTCAATCGCTCTCTGAGATTCAATCATTTGATTTCCCTTTCGTTTTGGTTAAGTGCGCCGGGGGAATGGGTACATACCCATAGTCCCCCGGCTTTAGGGGTTATTATGCAGAGGTCAAAAGACCAGTCATCGAGCCGGATGTAGTAGTATTGCCTACGCGCCCGATGTTAATATCAACACGCGATGTCCCACGAATCGCAAGCTGGTCAGTCTCAAACATGCTAATATTATTCACAACAGTGTTGTTAGAAAATGCAATAGTATTGCTCCGACGATCACCAAATATCGCAACCTGTCGCATATCGCCGAAGAAACAAACCACTTCAGCGGTATCGGCGGAAGTCGGCAACACTTCCGACGTAACAACAGGATATCCGTTGAAATTCGGCAAAGCACCCGCTGCCCATTCTGCGGTCGTATTTCCACCAGCTGCAAACGCGAGTCTATCCATTACGCCAGCTTTGAACGGGCGCGAACAATACCACTTTGCATTCGGCAAAGCGTACGACTGGACTTTCTGCACCATTTCGGCGAAATCTGCAATTACGATCCCGGCCCAACTTGCATTAGTACCACTTGCGCCTGTGGAGATTCCAGCGGTCGCCGCTGTAACAGCAGCTTGCAATCCGGTAATCCCGCCATAGGTTGACGTTCCGTCTCCGATGAATCCGGCAAGGTCTTCGGAATACGAGAACGCATAAGCGATTTCGTTAGCCAGGTCGTCACCGATGGAGATGACCGCGTCTTCATTCAACTCACTTGACCAAACAGACATCGCCATAAGTTTCTTGGCAATAAGATTGACTTTGCCCCAAGTCTTGCTCGACTCTGCCCCGGAGTCTGCCTCGCCTTCCCAATAACCATTTAGGCCACCTTCTCGGACGTTTACGGCGAGAGTGGATGAACTCATCTGCTTCATCATGGCTTCTTGACGCATAACGCCGTATGTGTTTTTCAGGTCGATGAAAGTATTATCGAACTGAGGATTAACAAGGAATGCGCCTTCGATGTTAGTTCCTTCATTTCCAGCCGCTTGAATGTCATAGCCCCAATCAGCACAAAGCTGTTTAGACTTATTATTTCCAAGTGCAGCCAATGCACAATGACCAAACGCAAATGCGTCGCGCTTTGCATTCGGTCCTTTGAACGATCGCAGATTGCTAAACGAAAACGCTTCGGCGGCCATCTTTTCAAGCGAACTCTCGGCACTGCCAGCAACTTCGTCGGTGTTAATTACCGCGTCAATAACCTGTGTCGGAGTATGGATCTCTTTGCGAGAGTTTGCCGCCAAATCCTGAATTGCCTTCATCTTTTCGAGCTTGTCAACACTCGCCTGAATTTCCTTAACCTCAACCGTGAGAGCGTCAGCACTTACTTCCTCTTCCGCTGTAATCTCTCGGTCTTCAGAAATGGCAAGTGCCACAATAGCGTCCTGCTCATCCATTTTTGATTGACGTGCTTTATACTGTTCCTCTAGTGTTTTCATAGAATACCTTCCTATCTTCGACTTCTCGAAATCCTACCCTTGAGTTTTGCGGTACGTCCACTATTGGCCGCACCCTCAAGAATTTTTAGTGCCTGTTCAAAATTTCCAATCTTATCAATCAATCCGTTCTGTATTGCTGTTGATGCTGAAAATACGTCACCCGTTGCCAATTTAGCAACTTGCGCGGTAGTCATTCCACGCCCTTTTGCTACCGCATCCACAAAAGCAGCGCCGAACGTATCAATGACAGTCTGCGATGCGTCAATATCATCCTGTGTAATCGGTACACCATCCGTTGCGCCGCCCTTATGCGCCCCGTATTTAACCAATGTAAACTCGATTCCTTCAGCCTCTGCCTTTTTACTCGTGTCTTCAAGTACCGTAAACACACCAATGGATCCAATCAAAGCGTTACGCATCGCCGTTATATGTGCTGATTGTGATGCAGCCCAAAATCCAGCACTCGCCGCAAGGTCTGGAACAAAAGTGTGTATCGGCTTGACTTTCCTTACCGCCGTAATCTGATCCTGAAGAGATGTCATGCCGGACACCGTGCCACCTGGAGAATCAACATGCAGCATAATACCGATTACGTTTGGCGATTCCATTGCATCGCGCAAATCAACGCGGCATTGAACAGTTGAACACACCCCGCCGAATTTAGAATTACCTTTAACCATTGCGCCAGCAATAGGAATAACCGCAATACCTGAATCGAGTAGCGTTGTTGTAGATTCTGCAGAACTTGGCATTACAGCCGCCGCTTTCATGTCGATGGCAAGCGCACCGTCACGCATCAACTGTAATTGGCACGATAACCATTGTGGATCGACTGCCCATATCCCCGTATGCATTGCGATACATGATTCGGTATAATGATTCATTCGGTCATTTCCTCTTCTGGTTCTGTGTTATCGTTCGGAATAACGTCTGTATTTACTGTGTCTTCTTCCGTCTCGCCTGCGACTTCACCAGCAACAGCGCGGTCTAATGTCGTCATATTCATTTGTACAAAATAGTTGTCGCCGTCTGGAATAGGATTCTGATTCTCAAATCCTCGTATCTCATTCGGAGACAACGAGCCAAGATTAAATAACGACGTATAGAACGCAGATCGTGCCGCTTGATCCCCTCGAAGCAGAGCATTCATGTTATGCTCTGCGAATACCTCGCCCTTCGATTCAGCAAAGAGCTTTCGATTTATTTCTTGCTCCCACTTAATCAACCACGATTTTAGCGTATCATTGGTATATGATAAATTCTCTTGCTCGACGTTTGAAAATGTGGCGTGTAATAAATGCTGAATCTTATTCGGTGGAACTCGGAACCATCGCGCAATCTCTTCGACCTGAAAGTTTCGCGTCTCCAAAAATTGCGCGTCATTCGGCGGTATCGTCAACGCTGAATAGGTTGCACCATCTTCTAGTATCGCAGTCTTGCAACTGTTATTTACGCCTGAATACAAATCATTCCAGCCATTACGCAATCGCTTACGACCATCATCTTTCAGTTTTCCATTTACTGTCAAGACGCCTTTGAGTGCCGCACCATTACCAAAAAAAGACGCTCCGAAATCTTGCGCAGCGATTGTCAATCCGAGAGACTGAGCCGCAATTTTTAACACGCTCCACCCTACAAGACCGTTCGACCCGAGATTCGGAATTACAAGCATATCTTTTGCTTTGATTACGTCAGGCTTGCCAGTTCCTTTGCTCACCTTGTAGATCAACTCTTGCATAGATCCTTTGCCGACGACTTCGACTTCGACCCGTTGTGATTCAATCGGGAAAAATCCAATAGGCTCTTTTAATGCGTTACGTTGTATATGCGAGTATCCCATTCCGTGACCCAACGCATTAGCCGTTACAGAAGCTCGCCAAATCATTGAGGTCATAAAATTGTTAGGCTCTGAATGTAGTAACCATTGGATCGGATTGTCTGTATCTATCTCTTTACCGCCGCCTTTGGTCTTCCTATAGACGTTTAGTGGTAATTTTCCTACGTCCTCGGAGACTACACGGAGGCACGCATAGTACGCGCTCAACCCATTCACCCTGTCTTCATTAACTTTTACACCCGAAAGAGTCGATGTAGAATTACCACCACCGCCCATGTTAGTCCAATTACCGGATTCTGCTTTCGGCTCATCGGAAAACATTGCCATTAAGTTCTTTAAGAATCCCAATTGATTCCCCTATACTATTGTCAGTCCGCATGAATCGTACACGCTATCTTCGCCTTCTGTCATGCCGCAACCGATAGCCTCAATCAATGCAACAATGCCGTCAATCTTTTCTGTACTTTTGCTTTTATCGACCTTGATGTTTCCTGCCGAATCCTCGACTTTTACAGCATTTAAAGCCATCCAGCGCAGAACAGGATTACCATAATGATTGAGCTTGCGCGATATAACCAAAGCCTCAAGCTGCTTACAAGGATCGCTCATACTCTTGTATCCTTGCCGAAACATCTCAACGCGAATACCATCCTCTTCGACAAGCTGAGTACATAACTGCGTCGCGTTCCACGGATCTGCGCCAATCAATTCAATGTGATACTTGTCAGCAAATGCGTTTATCTCTTGTCTGATAAAACTATAATCAATTGAATCACCTGGCGTCATTGTCAGAAATCCAGCATCGCGCCAAGAGAGATATGGCACTTTGTCTTTCTTCTCTCTTGCTATTGCGTTGTTGGCTGGAATCCAGAAATGACATAGCACATCATGGCCGCCGTTTTCGTTTGGGAATTGCGCAACGAACGCAGCCACATCAATTACACTCGCCAGATCCAGACCGCAGAAACATAACTCACCTTCAAGATCTTCAACGCTTCTACCGACAATACACTTATCCCATTTGTCAATCTGTAACCAAGTGGTTGCGCTCTCTGTCACAATGTTCAGGTGTAGACGTTTGAATATATTCTGCTTTGATGGAGTCGCAAGAGCCTCATCAACCTGACGCTCGAAGAAATTCTTCTGCAATGTCACGCCGTAATTAGGATTCGCTAGTTTCCACGTCTCCTCTTTCGTCCAATCCATTTCTATCGTAGCCTCATAGATCACAGGGAGAAAACGCGCGTCGTTTCCTGGCTTGTTTGCATCCCCGCTGTTTAATTGAACGGCTTTAGCGTATGCAAGTTTGTCATTACATAGCGATTCCCGCGCATAATCAGCAGTTGTAATGTGGATAAATAACGGTTGAACTCTCGCTGCCATGCTCTTTTCTAGCACGTCCGCAAGGTCTGGGCTTTTATGTCTGTGGATTTCGTCGCAAATAACGAGATGAGGTGACACGCCATCGGCTGTATGCGCGTCTGCCGATAGAGGTTTGTAGAAACTCCCGGTCTTTTCAAACGTGATAGACTTACTTACAGCTCCGCCGCTGTTGCCATACAGCTTCAAATGCTTACGCAACATCGGCGATTGCTTCACCATCCCGGAGGCGTGTTGGAAAACAAGACTCGCTTGTTCTCTACTCGCCGCCGCCGAATATATCTCCGCGCCTTGTTCGCCGTCTGTAATCATTGAGAGTAAAAGAATAGCCGCTGCAAATGCAGTCTTGCCGTTCTTTTTTGGAACGTATATAAAGGCTGTCCTGTATCTTCGCAGTCCGTTCAAGTCTCGCCACCCCCACAAATTTGCTATGATTGCTTTTTCCCAATCCTCTAGTAAAAAAGGCTTCTTTGCTAACGGACCCTTGACGTGAGTGCAAACAGTCTCGATGAAATCAATCGCATACTGTGCCATCTCTTCATCAAAGCGGAATCCTTCCTCGTGATCCAGCGGCGAGTAATTAGGAATCCCGCCAATCGCTAAATCGTAAAGGCTCATTCTTCTCCCTATGCGTACATTCTAAGATCATCTACGCCCCCATAAATTTGCGCTCTTTCGCGTCGTCGATAGATTCCTCGGGCACTTCAAGGCCAATCCGGTCGCTCGGAGTCATGCCAAATTTCGCTTCAAGCCGCGCCAACTGTTCGCCATATTTCAACAGGTTCGCAGCCTTCGGACTAGCTTTCATCTCGCCGTATTTATTCATCACCGTGTCGCCATTCTCATTTACATAATCCAAAGCCTTTTGCCAGAGATCGACAAGCACCGAATATCTCTCCAAAGCAGGGCCGTCAATTTCCCCGACCAGACCACGGCACTTCTCAAGACGCCGCTTAGTCAGGTCGAAAATAATCCTCTGGTTGATAGACAAAACTCCAGACTCTTCCACACTACCAACAGATTCCCGCGTGCCTTTCTCACGTCCTGGAACTAATTGGCTCCCCCTCTGTTTGAGTAGGGAAAGAGGCGTAGGCGTCGGCCCTCGTTTGCCCATCGTGTAATCCTTCATTACTAAAAATCAGAGATTTCCTTTTAATGTATTCCAGAGCTGTACCAGTTTTGGTACTTTTTACTCGAAAACCCTATTAAATTAACAGAAAGTTTGAT